GTTTCATAATATATTATCTCTCTTATTTTGATTTCTTGTGTTTCAGTTTAGACTGGTCAGCAGTTGCAGATGCACCAATCGATGCCAAGTCAGCAAGTGAGCCACCGAAGATGTAACTACCAACGTGTTGCAATTGCATCCATGGGCACAAGAATACTTTTGCGCCCATCTTTTGGACGTTGTAGCAGAACATATAGTCTTCGGACAAATAACGCTTGGAAGCTACCTTTTCTACTTCTCTCATCCGTTTAGCACGTTCTTGCAGTTCTGTAGAACTACTACCTGCTGCAACGTCATCTAACAACTTGAACATATCTTCATGACCGTAACCACGATCAATAACACAATCAAAGTAAGCCATGATCTCACGTGTACCGTCAAAGTGTTCAGTACGAACATGGTCGGGTTTGTACCACAGGTGTGGGAAAGCTTTCTGATAGTCTTCAAATGTCTTACGACGAACCATCATAAACCCTGTACCAATCTCTAACACTTCAACTGGTTGGTTGAGGGGAATCTCTCGTTGAGTAGTCTTAGGATTGAATACATAGTCACCAACATACTTTTCAAGGTTGTTGGGATTCTCGTCTGCCATACCTTTATCAACAGCTTGCTTGATCTTTTCCCATGAAATACATTTCTTAGGATATGGACCACCAATAACATCATACTCGCTCTCATCATCTTGCATTGCTAACAAAGCAATGACGTCTTGTGGGTTGAAGCCAATGTCACTGTCAATAAACATCAAGTGTGTAGCACCTGAACGCATGAACTCATCGACGCAGTAGTTACGAGCTCGTGTAATCAATGACTCATTGAACAAAAAGAACAACTGCAACTGAATACCGTGCTTGGTACAGATAGCAGATAGGTCTGCAACAGACCGAGTAAACATACCCGCACACTGTCCACCGTACATAGGAACAGCGAGAAACAGTTTACGTTTCTGTAGCTCTTCAATACTTATTTGTAATTTGAAACCTTCTGACATCTTTACTCCTTAATATATTTTTTATCATGCTCACTATTCAAACCATATGACCCGTTGTATAGAGTCAATGCTTCTGCTTTAAAGAGTAGGAACTGAGCAACACGTGTTCCCTTCTTAATTAAGAATTGGCCACCTCTAACGTGCATTGCACCAGCCATCACACCGTTGTAACCAGAGTCGTAAAGACCTGATGTAATGAATACACCGTTACGGTTGAGAGTAGATCTTGTGATTACCCAACCGGCCTCGTCTGCACCAACAGTAACAATGTTTTCCATTACTACTTCGTATGTTCCCTCTTGAAGATAGTACCAGCCATCTTGATCGGACTCAATCTCTGTTGTTCCTCTGTGCTTCTTACCTTCTTCACTAAGCTCAAACAAGTTGTTTTTGATTGCAAATACCTTACCAAGTCTCAAGTCAATAGCATTAGGCTGACTATCGCCATCCTGTACACCCGTTAGTCTAGAGTTGGACTTCTCACCTAAAATATGAATCATTTCTCACCTTTCTGCTTACTATCTTCAGCATGCATCATTAAAATAATATAGTGCATAGCCTTTAATAGATCTTTTCTATTCTTACCATCCTTCTTACCATACCGGCAAAGATACTTGATAGCAGTATCTCTTGCAGTTGTATCAAGAGAGTCCATTGATTGCCAAATATCAACTACTTGAATATCTTTGGCGACATAATGCTGACCATATGTCTGATCAACATAGTCTGTCAACTCTCTCAAATACTTTGCTTCATTGTATCGATATGTCATAGAGCATCTTCTTCAGTAACAAACCAGTCATTATCTTGGATAGAGTCTGACAAATAGATCTGCATTAGTTCGTCTATTGTCTCTTTATTTGCCCTTGCAGTCAACACCTTCTGAGCGGATGCTGTATATTGAAAGTCGACCTCTTCTTCGTACTTTCCTTCAAGGATTCCTGTAGGAGAGGCATCAAACATTTTACCAGCATGAAGACCATACCAAATGGCTGCACTGCTGTCCCATGTATCAATGTATTCTGCAAACTGAGACATCAAACGAATCTCGTTAGGACCATCAAGCATACCTAACAGGTGGATCTTCTTACCATTAATTTTTGCTGTATCAAGGATACCGGAGTCTTGTAGATCTTGCATAAACATAAACCTACTAACAAACCGTTGCAGTTTGTTTCCTTTTTCTACTCCGTATGCGTTAGGAATTGCAAGAATAGAAACACCAATATAATCAACCAATGGAGATTGAGCTGCCCAGTTGAAACATGCAAATAAGTCCTCTGTGTCAGCAATCCTTGATTGAGGACAAAAGAACGTACCGAATCCTTTTTCTTTAAGGATAGGAGCCATCACCTCTGCTGCATTGATTGTCTTGCTACACTTCTCGTTCGGATAGTCAGACATTACAACATAGTCAGCACCGATACGTTGAGCCATCAAAATAAGCTGAACGGAGTCGTACATTGGACGACCCTGCTTGTACATCTCAAATGCTGAGTTATCAAGAATAATTTTAGAACCATTCTTCTTCTCGTTCTTGTAGAAGTCAGTATACTTGTCACTCGTCTCAACTAAATGAGCAAGCGCTAAGTGTACTGGTGCACCAGATACGATATCGAGATGGGGGATAGGGGCGATGTGACAGAAGCTAGCCATGTTTATTTCCAATCATCATATTCACTACTAAAGTAAACTCGGCAACCATTCTCACCATCCTCGCTTACTTCAATTCGGATATCGCGTCTTGGATACGCCTCTTTAATGTATACAGCAAGTTCATTTGCCAACATCTCACAGGACATATGATTAAGTTGTAGGGTGCCTGTATTATATAGGCTTTCCAACTCGCGTTTCAGCAAAATAAATTCAACATCCCTATCATCATGAAACACCTCTAGCTCCACTCTAAAGTGGAAGATATGGCGGTGTTCGTTTCCTAAGAATGATACTGCAGCGAGCTTAGGATCAGTAGCAGCTGCAGGGTATTTGTGAATACCTTCTTTCTGGAAGGTGACCCAAATAAATGTTTTAGTCATTTATCCAACCTTTCTTTTGTTTATAAAGTTCAACTTATGACGTGTTGTTACTTCAAACAAACCTTCACGCAGGTGTCCATTATCACGTAACCACTTGATCATGTCTTCACGAGCATACCAGGCAATCCATCCTGTTTCAACACAAACGTGGCAAATACGATCACTAGTTTTACTAGTAGCGCGTAACCAACCATCTGGTTTAGTTTCCACAAAGAAAGTTCCGAACTTGTTCATGTTTGACTTAACGTCTATGGAATAAAAGTTCTTCCAGCCTGGCTTCTTGATCTCTAGATCAATACCGTGTCTTTGGCTTTGGAAGTCTGATTCGCGATCAATTACTTCATATCCCCATCCAGCAAAAGCTTCCATCACAAGCAATTCAGCTTGGCGTGCTTTTTGTACCCCGTCACCGTACGCCTCAACGAGAGTAGGTGTCCATTTCTTTGTCAATCGTTGCATAACATTCTCCATAATAAAATAAAAAAAAGCCAGCCCAATTGAAAGAGGGCTGGCATATTCTGTTCACCAAATTAGGCGAATACTTGTGTACCACCCAGTGCGTAGGCCATTGCAACCATACGACGTGATGGGGTACCCATACGGAACGCAGTCTTGCCGTTCTTGGTTTTGTTGGTATAGATAGAATAACCACGGCTACGCAATTCAGAAACGCGTGCAGATAGGTTAGTTACACCGAACAAGCCAGCTGCTTGCTTGTGAGTGATCTCTTTACCAGAGTTGAAGAAGCCAATCAATTTTTCATGCTGAGTCATAATATTTCCTTTAAAGTTAAAAATCAAATCACCGGATCGCCGTCTCGTAAGTAGAGATTAGATGCTAAGAAGTCGAGACGAGTAGATGAGGTAGTTGTATTAACCTCATCAATGAACTGCTGGATTTTATCCTTGTGTTGAAACTGATCCAATAAGACGAGCATTGCACTCTTCTTAGTCTCAAGACTTTTTGCAGCCCATACTTCTTTAGCAAATGTTGATAAATCTCTCATTCCACTAGTATACAATAACCAAACTACCAAGTCAACCCTTCATTGCTTGTAATTTAATATTCGCAAAGAATTCATTCTTAACACTGTCGTTGTGGAATAAACCATGTACGACAGATGCCTGAGTCATAGAAGAGTGAGCCATCACACCTCTATTGTCCATACACCCGTGAGTCGCTTCCATATAGACTGCAACGTTTTCTGTATCTGTTGCTTTCATAATCTCACGTGCAATCTGGTTAACAAGTTCTTCTTGTAACTGACCACGACGACTGCACCACTGAGCAATACGAATATACTTCGATAACCCAATTACACGGCCTGTAGGAATGATACCAATATAGGCAACACCCTTAACTGGCTGGTGATGATGAGAACACATTGAGCGAAGCTCGGCACGTGCAACTAACATACCTTCGAAGCGGTTCTCACCTTCGTTAGGAAACGAAGTAGTATCAGGCGCAGGTTCAAACCTTCCGGCCATCAGCTCATAGATGTACATCTTAGCAAGACGCTTTGCAGTATCTTTAGAGTTAGGATCATTGTCTGTATCGATTAGAAGAGAACTGAGGACACCTTGAAACCTACTCGCTAGCTCGTCAACCAACTCACCCCTTGCTTCCTCTGTCACATACTTAGAAATATTATCACAGGCAAAGAACCTGTGACCATCACTCTTCATTTTATCTCGAATCACATCGGACAGATATTTACTCATTATTAGAATCTTCTTTCATTTTAGAGGTAGTTACTTCGTGCATAACATCTACTGCTACACCGAAGTAATACTTTGTTGATGATGGGTATATTATTGCCAAAGTCACGATAACTCCGAGGGCGAAGTTAAACATAATGTAATTCCTTCAAGTTAAACTGATGCCCACACTCTACTATGTTTTGGAATAAAGTTCAACAGAAATTTCATTTGGTCTGCCAAAATATTTCTGTTCTGTAGGACTAGTGCCTCAGCTCTATCAGGAATATACGGAACGTAACCAAGAAGCATGTTTGCTTCTTCTGGTGTTCTGTCGTCCTTCTTGCCGTTACATTTTTTACATGCTGTCACACAGTTCATCCATGAAGTTGGGCCACCTCTTGATTCTGGATGAATGTGGTCTTTGGTCAACTCAGTGTCACCAAATGTCTTGATACAATACGCACAAGTATGCAAGTCTCTTCTAAACAAGTTTCTATTAGAGAAGACTGGAGTTCTTTTTTCGTATTTGAATTTAGACTTGAGAGCAATGATTGAAGATACTTCAACCTGAGACTGTAGACCGGTCATACGAGAGATGCCACCTTTGATAGTGTACTCCTCGTCACCGAACTCCCATGCAATTAACCCTTTGCATTTCAGCAGAACTGCATCTTGCCAGCTCATCCAGTTGTTTGGATAACCGGTACTATCAAGTGTAAGGATTAAGTTTCTCATGATCGTATTTATATGGAGCAGGGTAGGAGAATCGAACTCCTCGCTTTAGCTTGGAAGGCTAAGGTATTACCACTATACGAACCCTGCGTTATTTCTTTTCTTCTTTCTTTTTCTTACCAAAGATCTTATCGTAATTATCGTCGTACTTTTTCTTATCAGTAGGTCTTTGACTTGACCCTTTACCACCGTCTGACATTTCAACTCCTAATTATACACATCCATTATACTAAGTCAACCGTATAACCTGACAAGCTTTTATGTCTGGTTAGTAATATTTTCATTATAATATGTATCGATATTTATTGCTTTGTCATCAATCCAAATATCGTATGTAGGCTTACCTAATTTTAATGCTGTATACTTTACCTGCCATTCGGCAAATTGTTGTTGTGTAAGAGTAGTCCAGTCAATACCAGAACCGCTACCTCTGGCTGTCCAGTAGTGTATCTCATGGCCCTGATCAAACAGTTTATTGAAATGTGCGATCCTGTCCATGAACGGGACAGCACTTTGGTAATCTCCATATGTATTATTACATATAGTACCATCAATATCAATCATGTATTTCATACTTGGCTATCTCCAGGCATTATTCTATAGTTATCTTCTACTGAATCTGGCGTTGATACTTCTAGTATCGTTCCTGCTTCTAAACACACAACTTGGTGTGGATGGAGTGGTGCATTGTGGAACACATCACCAGCTCTTACTAGCTTTTCAAACACCTGAGCATTGCTTGTTTGAATATATCTAACTACAAACTCACCTGACATGATACGCCAGGTCTCTTCTTTATCTTTATGAAAATGCATACTGAATTTGGCGCCAGTATTGAAGTGCATGAACTTACTGCAGTACTTGTCATTGGTCACCCAAATCTCTTCACTACCCCAACCCTTTTCAACGTGGCCAGTCAATCTTGTCATTCGATTTCCTCTAATCTCGGCGCATACACACCTACGTGTTGTACTGTAATTGAGGATGCCTTGTTAGCAAATTTAACTGCGTCGGGTATACATTTTGTCTCTAAGAATTTATACGCAAGAGCAGCTAAAAAGGTATCACCGGCACCACATACATCAGTCACATCTCCAACAATCACGGCAGGAAATACCTGACCATTCCACACAGCACCACCGTGACCTTGAGTAACAATTAAATGCTCTATGCTAGGTAAACTAGTTGCACGACTTTGTTCCAGCTCGTTAATTTTAATATAGCAGCCTGAGAGTCTTGCCAGATCTGTTTTCTTTGTGTCAACAAAAATGGGCACATCAACTTCTTTGACTAGCTCTTCTATCAACTCGTAGCTGACCGTACCCTTGTCGTAGTCACTAATAACAATCGCATCATAACCAGGAGGTATTGCTGTTTCGAATATGACCGGTTCACTTATAGCATCCTCATCAAGTCTTAGTAATTGTTGATTGGTACGCTTATCAATCAAGCGTTTCTTTTTGCTTACCTTACCACGTATAAATTCAACTGTACATCCCAGTGTTTCTAAATTTCTTCGAACATTTCCAGCCATACCAGCTTTGTATACGGTGGAGTGTGGTTCAAAGATAGGTACGGGTGCTTCGGGACTAATACGGTTCACATATCCGTATGTGTAAATGTCTTCACAGGTGTCCCCGATCAATAAGATCTTGAATTGTTTTTGTTGTGGAGTGTTCTGTTCTATCATAATATATTATCTCTGAAACTAATTCTTTACCTACTACAGCTTTACCTCTATAGTCACTACCCTTGACCATAATATCAGGGCTGTACATTTTAATTTTATCAATCAAATCTTGTTCACTATCAAATAACCAGACATCATCAACTGCTTTGATATTGTTCAGTACAAACTGCCGGTCGTGTTGATTGTTGACAGGACGGTTACTACCTTTCAGCTCTTTTACTCTACTATCACTATCTATCAGCACTAAAAGATATTCACCTAAACTTTTGGCATAGTTCAACATCTCAATATGCCCACGGTGGACAATATCAAACGTGCCGTTAACTATAATCTTATTCATTGAGTGTGCTGTTTAAAAAAGTAAGATCAGCACACGTGTATTTTTGATAGCTTGATTTGAGATGTTCTGGCATTAGTATTGTTTCTATTACAGATGGATACTGCTTACCTATCTCTGCTGCTACGTCCATGAAACTCCGTGTAGTACCGGTACCTACGTTCCATACACCTGATTTGTCAATGTTTAGAAACTTGTCGTGAATATTTATTACTCTATCTACATGCACAAAGTCTCTATGATAATCAGCACTACCCTCAAAAACCTTTATACGGCCAGACAGTGCTGCTTGCATTGTAAACTGATGGAATGGACTAGCCTGCGTTCCTTTATGTTCTTCACCTGGTCCGTAAACATTGAAATATCTGAAACCCTGATGCACTATGTTCCAGTCTTTACTCTGCACATACCGCTCAAACAAATACTTGCTCCAAGCATACGGTGTACGTGGGTCAACAGGTGCAGTTTCTCGGAAATCAGTATTCAATCCGTATACACTTGCTGAGCTAGAATACTGGAAGTTAATTCCTAAATCAACACACTGATTGAATAACGAGATACTGAAATCCAGATTGTGAGATAGTACTTTCTCAACATCCTTTTCTACTGTACTCGTTATCGCACCAAAATGGATTACCCAGTCATAGCTGGAATCCAATGCTATTTCATGTTGTTCTAAATCCCAACACATAACCTCGTGATTGGATTGAAAATGCTTCAAAGCATTCTGCCCTATGAATCCTTTGTGCCCTGTTATTAGTATTTTCATTGTTAAGTGGTCCGGCGTACAGGAATCGAACCCATATTCACGGCTTAGAAGACCGCTGTATTATCCATTATACGAACACCGGAATTAATTTTACTGGTTTTTAATTTAGCTTACTATCTAGAACAAACTGCTTTACATATTGCTCACTTGTTTTATCTTTGACTAATTCAACATCGTTCAAATTAAATGTAATCAAGAATTCACCGTCCTCTGTATGTTCTACAGTAAAGCATTTGATCTCGTGGAAATGTTCGTATATCTCAACAAACTTCTTGATCTGATCACGCGTCAATTCCATCTTAGCCATTATGTACTCCTTGGTGTGGGTAGTGGGACTCGAACCCACAGAACCCAGTGTTTAAGACTGGTACGTATACCAATTCCGTCATACCCACAACGTGATTATATAGTGAACAATCACACTAGTCAACTGGTACCTGGACACGGTTTCGAACCGCGGACATCCCACTTGTAAGGAGGGCGCTCTACCCCTGAGCTATCCAGGCATAATTTATGGTGCCCCAGGTCGGACTCGAACCGACACGCCACAAGGACATGAGTTTCTAAGACTCACACGGCTACCGTTACGTCACCGGGGCATTACAATATGGTCTCGGTAGGAAGAATCGAACTTCCGCCACATGCTCCCAAAGCACGCATGATACCATTTCACCATACCGAGAAAAACTAATGGTGCCCCTCGACAGAATCGAACTGCCGTAACCTGATTACAAAACAGGTGTAATACCATTATACTAGAAGGGCAAACATGGCTGTCTAGGGT